TATTTTTAAAGAAACTTGGCATAATACAATACTATTTATAAACTTATATGACATATAAAGGAAGATATAGAGTAAAGAACCCCCATAAGTATAAAGGTGATCCAACTAAAATTATATTTAGATCACTGTGGGAAAGACAAGTTTTTAGGTTCTGTGATAACACTCGTGATATTCTTAAATGGTCAAGTGAAGAGATTGTCATACCATATAGATGTAAAACAGATAATAGAATACATCGATATTTTCCAGATGTTTATATTGAAACACCCAAGGGTACTTTTCTGATTGAAATAAAACCTGATAAGGAAACAAAACCACCAAAAGAACCTCAAAGAAAAACAAAGAGATATATCAATGAGGTGATGACATATGTGAAGAATACATCTAAATGGGAAATGGCAGAATCATATTGCGCTGATCGTGGGTGGAAATTTGAGATTTGGACAGAGAAGACACTCAAGAAAATGGGTATTAAACTTCTGACTTGATATAAATATGTTATATGGCGAAAACTTCTTATTTCGATAAAATTCAATCAGCGGCTTTCAGATCTGGTGTTAAACCTAGATCACAGGAGTCGCTTAATTGGTTTCGCACAAGTCTAAAAAACATAGTAAAGAGAGTTAATCGTGAACAACTCTTGAAGGATTCTAATTTAAATAAAGTTAATAAACCTCTTCCTGGTCGTATGTTCATGTATTTCTATGATCCAAAGACAAAGGAAACATTACCGTATTATGATAAATTTCCTTTAATCATTATGGTTGAAAAAGCACCAAAGGGTTTTTATGGATTGAATCTTCACTATCTTTCTCCAAAATTAAGAGCTAAGTTTTTCGATAAACTCTTAGAATATAAGAACAATGAGAAATATGATAGTTCGACACGATTGAAACTCACTTATAAATTTCTTAAGTCAGCATCAAAATTAAAAGAATTTCAACCTTGTTTTAAAAGATATTTAACAAGTAATATAACATCAAGAATATCTGAAGTCCCATCAACAGAGTGGGAAGCAGCTTTATTTCTACCAACTGAGCAGTTTGTTAAAAATAGCAAATCATCAGTTTGGAAATCCTCAAAAGAATTAATCTAATGTCATTAGTAGATAAATTATCAACCGCAATCAGTCCTGTCAGTATCGATTCATTTAAATCTACTATAGGACGACGAGGTGGTCTTGCTCCACAAAATAGATTTGCTATCTTTATGACACCACCTTCAGCCACTTTTCTTAATCTCGATGTGCAAGCGGCAGCTTCTAGTCTTCTATCAGGTAATTTCGGATTAAGTTCATTGGTGAATGATCCTCGTGATCTAAACATACTTTGTGAATCGGTAAGTCTACCAGGACGACAGATTCAAACACTTGATTATCAAGATTTAAATTTCAGAAATACAGTAAAACAACCTACTGGATATTTCAATGAAGATGTAACCTTTACTTTTCACTTGACAAATGATTATCATGTGAAGAAACTCTTTGATAAATGGATTGATACCATTATCAACCCCGAGACATATAATACTGCATATAAGAATCAATATGTGACAGATGTAACCATTCAACAACTTAATCAAAACAATATTCCTGTTTACGGTATTAAATTAAAGAATGCTTTCCCTGTTACAATAAATTCCTTGGAATTAAATAATGCATCGGGTGATACACAAAAGGTAAGTATTACAATTACCTATGATGACTATGAACCAGAAGGAGCAATAACCTCCGCTCTATCTGGTGTGAAAAATATAATTGGAGGAGTTACAAGATTGATATAAATTATGCCATTACCTAAATTAGATACACCGAAGTATACAGCTGTTATACCTTCGTCAAAGAAACAGATTCAATATCGACCGTTCTTAGTCAAAGAAGAAAAAATTCTTATGATGGCTCAAGAATCGGAAGATGCTAACATCATTCTCAATTCAATCAAAGATATCATCAGCGCTTGTGTCTATGGTGATATTAAGGTGAATGATTTGACGATGTACGACATTGAATATCTATTCTTACAATTAAGAGCAAAGAGTGTTGGTGAGACAGCAGAGATAAGACTTAAATGTGAAGATTGTGGAGAATACAATACACACACAATTAACCTAAATGATATTCAGGTTGTATTTCCAGAGGGCGAAGTCAGCAACAAGATTCAATTAACAGATGATGTTGGAATTGAATTGAAAAGAATCGGAATCGAAGAAGCGACTAAAATCAGTAAATTAAAAGAAGATAAGGCATTCGTACACGGTATTGCTGCTTCTATTGATTCTGTATATGATAAAGATTCTGTATATACACTCGCAGATTTTAGTGAAAAAGAAATCGTTGAATTCATTGAATCATTCAATAGAGCACAACTTGAACAGATTCAAAAATTCATTGATAATCAACCTGTATTATCTCATACAATTAAATTTAAATGTTCAAAATGTGGACACGAAAATGAAATCACTCTAAAAGGTTTACAAAGTTTTTTTACATAAGCCTTTCACATGAATCACTTACTAATCATTACCAGACAAATTTTTCAATGATGCAACATCATAATTACAGCTTGACAGAGCTGGATAATATGATACCGTGGGAAAGGCAAATTTATGTATCAATGTTAATTGAATATATTAAAGAAGAAAACGAAAGAATAAAAAAGCAAAATGGCTAGCAGACAATCAGCATTAAAAAACCTAACTTCTGAAGTTAGAAAAGGAAACGAAGAGACAAGAGAAAGTCTTAATGAAATCTTGGAAGCTTCGAGTAATGGTGTTTTAATGATGTCTAAGAACGTAGAGATTCAAGAGAAGGCTTCTGCGAAAGAGAATAATTCTGCTAAAATTCTAGCTGACCAACAAAAAGAAACAAATCAAAATACTTTAGATTCTATATCACAACAAGGAGAATTGGCTAAACTTCAAGCTGATCAGAAAAAGGAATCTGATAAATTACAAGAAAAATATAATCAGATTGCGAATAAACTGAATGATGACCAAAAGAAATTAATATTAGAACAGATTGAACTTCTTAAAGGTGATAAACTTCAAAGTATAGAAGATAAGAAAGAAGCTCTTCAAAAAGCAGAGGAAGCCAACACCGCTCTAGAAAATATTGCGAATAATACAGAGGATCTTGGTAACACATTCAAGAAAGGTCTTGATGGACTTTCTAATAGACTTGGAGGTGGCTTCTTTGGAAAAATTATATCTGGTTTAGGTACAGCAATAATCACTGGTCTTGGAGTTCTCTTTGCTGGTGGGGGCCTTGCTGCAGCAGCTTCTGCAATGTTTGCTCCTCTGGCTCCATTGTTTGCCACAATAAGTACAGTATTCACTGGTTTCATATCAACTCTTGGTAAATTATTCATACCATTGACCATCGCCATTGGTATCATAGGCGCGATCATAGGTGCTGTAAAGGGATTTAAAAAAGAGGGAATAGTGGGAGCTATTAAAGGCTTATTCACTGGCGCTCTCGATATTTTAGTAGGTTCACTATTAGGAGTTCTGAATCCACTTATAAAAGGATTCACGAAGATGCTTGGAATAGGTGAATTTGGTGAAGCATTAGTTGAAACACTTGATTCAATCTATAATTTGATTCGTGGATCATTTGTAAATCTAATTGATGCATTTAAAGCATTATTTACGGGTGATATAGAAGGAGTGAAAGCAGCAATCGCTAAACAGTTTGCTAATATTGGTGATGTCCTCAAAAAATTCTTTATGGGATTAATTCCACAGCTGGCTAATGTTCTCTTTATTAAGATTCCATTATTATTTGTTAAAATTGGTGAGGGTATATTAAATCTAATAGGAACGATCGGCTCTCTCATCGGAAATGCTTTAGTCGCAATGAAACAAGGACTGACTAATGCTTTAGTCATGTTGCCATCCCTCGTTGTAGATGGTGTTGTATTTCTAGTAGATAAATTAAAAGAACTATTCTTTTCTTTACCAGATAATATCAAAGATCCAATATTAAATGGATTTGCTAAAATAAAAGATTTTATCGGCGGAATTTTTGAAAAGGGTTCAGAAATTTTTCAAGGTTTGAAAGATATTGTTCTGAATCCAAAACAGACAATAAAAGATATTCTTAAATCTATTTTACCAAGACCAGATGATAGTAAACCTTTTTATTCACCAGCTAATCTAGCTGCTAAAGCAATACCAGCAAAGGTATATGAATTTGCGGGTATTGATAAAAGCACAGGACAAGATATACCAGAGCCTAAGGTTGAATCTGTTGAAGCCGCCCCACAAGAGGTGATCAAACCAAGACGATTAAGAGATAGAGATGATTTTGGCATATCTGATGAAGACTTCAATGAGGGATATGTACCAGTTGATGATAAAGGCTTTGCTGTTGTTCCTCAAGAACAATTCACACCAGAGGTTCCTGTTCAAGCAATCACACAAACACCTATAAGCCCTGAGCAACAAGCTGAAGACGCATCTAATGCTCAATTTGACGAAGAAAATAAAAAGAGACGACTTGAAATCGCTAATCTTGAAAGAGAAAAAATCAAGAGATTGAAAGAATCTATGGCCGAAGCAGAGGCTTCGGGTGATATTGAAAGACAGGATAAGATAGCAAAGAAAATTGCTATGTCTGAAAGAATAGTCGACTTCAATATGGAGAAGGCTGGAGTTGAGATGAATCGTGTCCAAAATACTCAAGGGGCTAAAATGGAAGCTATTCAGACTGATACAGAAAATGCAAAAGCCTCACAAGCATCGAAACCCGTAATTGTTGCATCTGAAGGTGCACAGAATATTAGTCAAGGTGGAACAACTGTCAATCAAGTGACATATAATAGTGCAAATCATGTAGATGATACAACTGCACTTATGTTTGCGCATT